ATAAGCATCATCGGTTTCACGAGGTTCTTGTTGTAAGTATTTTCTATGCTCACTTCGCATTTTATAAGTTCCTTCCTTCAAATCCTCAATCAAACTCCAGAAATTTGCCATCCTTTGATAGGAAGCATTGGGAGAAGCAACCGTTGTTGGAGCTAAAGTTACAGGCTGATTGTAAATATCTAGTGAACTATACACGGTTTTTCCTCATAATATCATTTCTTTTAATATATTCTAATTCCTGTTCGTCGGCCTGCCCTTGCATGAATAATATTAAATTCTCTATACACAAGGTAACCTAACGCATCGTTGAGATGATCATATCCATTCTGCTTGTCTGGATCTCCACTTTTTTCATCGTAACTCTGCAACTCCAAACATTCTACTAAGCGTCGGCAACGGGCATGAATCGCCAAACGCACCCATCCCTTGCTGTTCTCCAAGAGTGCTTGTAAGGTTTGAACTCTGTCTTTGATCGGCGGGTTACTGCGTAATGCCATGCTTGAGAAACCGTAGCCTTCGAGAATTGCAATATCTGTCTTTGAAGCGTTGATCGTTGATCTGGCAGCACCACTGGCATCAGGGTAAACTAATATCTTGTTGTTAGGATACCTTCTTTTAATTTCCTGAGCCAGAGCATCTGTATCATTTTGTTTTGTAATTTCATCAATTACAAACAATTTATCTCCGTCTTTAACTGCCACGACTGCATTGCAGTTCATCACGTTAAAGTCGATACCTATCAAGAGCGTCTCCATTTTTATGTCAAAGGGAATATTATCAACCAAGTGCTTGTTGCGATCAAATCTTGAATAAACTGCCCCAGTTGTAAGATTTGTAAAGTTTCCATTGAGATAAGCTTGTATTAGTTGCGGTGGATAGTTTTCTAAAAGAGAATCAATGAAACCCTCTGGCAGATAAGGATTATCACTTGTCTTTGCTTTTATTAACCTTGTATCTTCTTTTGCATTCTTTTCAAAAGTCTCAAATGCCCAAGCATGACCTTCGGGAGTTGTTGTTGCGTAAAATTGCTGAATATTGCCTGACCTTAATCTTGCAAGAGCCATGTTCATCGCTTGCTCTGCGTCTCTTTTATTTACAGTATCGGCCTCATCAAAACCAACAGCACAAAGGTTCTGTCCTCTCAATCTTTGATAAGTCAGAATGGTTCTCAGTAGGATCGTATGAGTTCCTTCTTCAAAAGTAAGTTGGTATTCAGGCAAAGGCGAAGCTCTAAAAGTATAAGGTATCTCCCACTCCTCAAGAAGCTCGTTCATAGTTCGCATCAAAATATCTCTGAGCATCGGGCTTGTGGGTTCAAAAATAGCAGATATATGTCCAACATTCATGCAAGCAAGAATTATACTTTTAGAAACTAAAGCATAAGTTTTGCCAGCACCAAAGCCACAAACCAGTGCTAGTTTGCGATGGCTTGTGTCATCACAGAAAGATGCTTGATGCGGAAGCAACTTTGATTTAATTTTTTTTATTACATCTTTTGATGAGGGAATATAACTAAAGCCTTCTTCAAATAAAACATGGCCTTGTGAGACAGTTTCTAAGAGACTCATGAGACTAAGTGTGCAAGCTTGGCTGCAGTATTGATCGCACCAAGAGCAATGTGATATTGACCAGACCTTCTAGCTTCCATCTGTAAGGTGCTACATTGAGCCAAAAGATCAGCAATCATCTGTGGTCGTTCCATGTCCCAATCCTTCTTTAACTCCGCCCTAGCTATCTCTAAATACTTATCAACGGATCTATCTCCTACCCCCCAATTCTCCGAAGCATAACGAACGCAATCGGAGCGACGACCACCGTTAGCAATTATCCGAGCAAACCTTTGAGCTCTGACAACTGTCTCTGCTTGCGTTCCTTTTTTGCCCATAAAATGTAGTTCTTAGTTAAATACTACACGCTCTGCTTTATTTCCAGTGAAATTCTCCCATCTTTTAATTATTACATCGCAATATCTTGGATCAAGTTCAACAAGACGAGCTTGTCTTTGTATTCTCTCGGCAGCGATTAAAGTCGTGCCTGATCCACCAAAAGTATCAAGAATTATATGATTAGGCTTTGATGAGTTTGACATTTGATATTGGATAAGGTCAACAGGTTTCATTGTTGGATGTTCCTTATTTTTATGTGGCTTGTCAAAGTTCATCACGGTTGTTTGCTTGCGATCAGCGTTCCAAAAATGAGAAGCACCTTTTTTCCAACCATAAAGGCAAGGTTCATGCTGCCAATGATAATCTTGACGACCCAATACCATTGAGGACTTAACCCAGATGAGGCATTGCCTTATTTGCAAGTTGGCATCTTTTGCTGCACCTCTGAAGTTATAACCTTCTGAGTCTGCATGCCAGATATAAAAGGAAGCACCGTCATTGAGATAATGATGAGCAACCGTGTATGCCGAAGCCAAAAACTGTCGGAATTCTGCATCAGATTGATTATCGTTTTGTATTTTTAATTTATCTGCTGTGGCCCCTTCGTAGTTCACATTGTAGGGAGGATCAGTCAACCAAAGGTCTGCCAGTTCGTTTTCCATCAAAGGTTGGAGTTGGTTTTGATCGGTTGAGTCTCCGCACAGTAATTTATGGTTTCCAAGTTTCCAAACTTCTCCAAACTGGACTGTTGGTTCTTCAGGAGTTTCAGGAACTTCATCTGGATCAGTTAAACCTTCGGTTGGAATGATATCGGGTTCGCCAAGTATTTCTGCAAGGTCCTCTTTTGTAAACCACGGATCAATATCGTGATCTTCTGAAAGCTGATGCAACATTTCTTTATCCCACTCAGATAAGTCGGAGGTTCTATTGTCAGCCAAAGCAAGCCCAACCTTTTGATCTTCGGAGAGTCCTTTTCTTTTTACAGCGATGATTTCATCTCCTTCGGTTTCGATCACTCTGACGTTTTTTATTCCAGCTGCTCTTGCCCCAGCGATTGTTCCATTGCCAGCGAGGATTCGATTCTCTTCGTCAATGACTATGGAACGACCAGCTCCATATTTTTGTAAAGATTCTTTTATTAAAGCGGAAGAGCGATCCGTTCTTTTTCTTGCATTCTTGTGGTCGTTTTTAAGTTCGTTGATTTTCATACTGCGTTTTTAAAGTGATTATATTTTTTAATATGCAGTTTAACAACTGCAGTTGGACATACTATTTGACCCATTTTTTGTATATCAAATTTAAAGTCATTGTATATTTCATGAAACGCATAAAAAAGATCGGTTATTAAATTTTCTCCGTAAAGATGAGGATTCTTACCATGCAAGTGAAAAAACCAACGAATCATGTCGTTGGCAGAACAAACTTCAATTAAGTTTATTGAGTACAACGGTTCATCATGGTCCCAAATGCCAAAGTGACAGTCAGGCATCAAATCAAGGGTGTATGTTTCCTCGTTTAAATACCAGTCTCCCCAATTCATGTGAACAGGCCAGTTATAACTCATTAAGTTTGCAAGAGGCACAGGATAAGGGTTTTGCTTAGAAAACTCTATATTTTCCTTCTTTTCTCTTGCTTGAGCCGACTCATAAAGAAGGTTTTTAGGAAGGCGGTAGGTCACTTTGTTTGAGTTTCATTGATTCAACAGTAGCTTTTTCTGTTGGAAATGAAAACAGGGAGGGAGTATTTTTTAAAGTTTCTTTGACAGTTTGTATAAAATATGGCAGTTCTTTCTTTGGATTGTTTATATTTTGCAGGCGATAATCGTTCATTAATTTAACACTTTGTTGCCAGGATTCCTTTCTTTTATTGTGCAGCATTCTTGTTTCATCTTTTGTTAGAGAAACCCCTAAAGTGTGTTCACCACTGGAAGTTACGATGGTTTTAATATTACCTAAAGAGTCTCTATATCCAGATGAGATAACATTTTGTTCTTCATCTAATTGTTGGTATGCTTTCTTGCAATGGCAAATTATGGCTGCATCAGAGCCAGCAAACTTTCTGCCTTTTTCATCAATATCGTAGTCATGCCAATATAGTCGATTGACTAATCGATCTGAGTTGTTAACGATTCCTGTGTCGTAGCAAGCATAACATTCCTTGTCAGGAGGATAGAAATTTATGGTTTTTTCAGTTAGTTTTCTTTTGTAAGACATAGCAAGTTAAAAGGGTAAGTCTTGGGATTTATCTTTTTCCCAATTTTGTTTTGGCTTTGGCAAATCGACTGTGCTTGGTAAGTAGGCTTCATAAAAGCCATCCTTAAGCCATCGACAGCAGTTTGGAAAAGGTGAAGCAAAGCCTCCCTTATTTTCGATTTGGTGCTGATCAGTTATAGCTCGTTGTAAAGCTAAAGCAAGTGATTTTGGAGAATGATTTTTTATAATGACACAATAGTGATCATAGGCTTTTGGTTTGGTTTGACCAGATGCTCTCTTTTTAATTTTTAAATATTTTTCCCAAAAAAGCTCAAATTCTTCTGAATAAATTATTTTCTTTATTTTTTGTTTTGGTGCTTTTTTAATATTGTTATTTGTATCTAGTTTATATGGATCTAGTTTGGGTGACTGTGAGTCTATAGGGGGGTGTCTGTCAGTCCATAGGGTAGTGACTGATGTGCTATGGGGGGTGACTGAGGTGCCACGCCCATCAACACTAGGTTCTGGTACATTTGCAAGATGCCAAATGGTCACTTTATATAAATTACTGCCCTGCTCACCGTTCTTACCTTTTTGGTGTTTCCTTTCTAAATAACCCATCGATACAAGTTGGTTCACAACTCTCATTGCGTGGCGTTTTGACATGCAAGCAGCCGTTGCAATTGTATTTAGTGATGGATAACATTGCTGATCATCTTTGCTTGCGTAACTTTGGATCACCCATAAAACCGCCAATTGATAAGGCTGTATTTTTCCTCTAAGATTTGTGGGTAAAGCTGTGAAGGGATAACCCTGTGGATTAAATGACATCTTTTATTTTTTCCGTTGAGAATATTGAACCAGCACCCCAAGGGAGTAAACGACATATTGGCGGGGGCAGAATGATCGAGGTATGCAAGAGAGTGAAATCATGGCGAAGGGAAGTTAGCAAGGTGGCCAAAAAAGAGACAGAAACACCTATCGAGGGTGCTTGTCATGTTGGTTTGATATTTAGGTTTAGACGACCTAAAAGTCACTATCGCTCAAATGGAGTGCTGAAGCAATCGGCTCCAGCTTATTTAATTGTTAAAAAAAATGACCTAGATAAGCTTGTTAGGTCAACTTTAGACGCACTTTCAGGGATTGCCTTTATAGATGACTGTCAAGTAACAAATTTATCAGCATCTAAAAGATACTGCAATGAAGATGAGGTAGTTGGTC